TTACAATTGTTTCATGTTTTGCATCGATGGCTTTTGGTATTAAAGAAATAGAAAAAGTTTCAGTTAGGCAGCTTGGAAATATTGGTAAATCTGAAGTGATTGAAATGAAAATAAAAGATTTAGAGAAAAAAGCCAATTTTAAAAATATTGGATATATAAATAATTTAAAAACACAAATAAAAGATTTAAGAAAACAAATCCCAACAAAAGGTTTTAATAAAATAGAAAAAACAAAAGAAATAAATAATGAAATATATAAAATAAATTCAAAAATATCTTCATTATCACAAGTTAAAGATAATACTAAAATCCATTCACAAATCAGAGAATTAAAGATTGAATTAGCAAATAATAAATTTAATGCTGTTGATACAAAAGGTGACTTTTTCCATAATGGCTAATATTTTTGGGATATCAACTGAATTAATAATGGTTATTTTCCTTGGATTTGTTACCATAACAATTGAATTAGGAATTGCATCAACTTCAACTTCAACTTCATTTTCAAACAATATTAAAAAGAAAAAAACGGTAAATAAAAAAAAGAATGCACAGATAACATTTTTTAATATGAGTGCTTAAATATGTCTAAAATTAATTTATACAATATAGATTGCATGGAATTTATGAAAGATAAACCAGATAATTATTATGATTTGGCTATTGTTGATCCTCCTTATAGAGATCAAAATGAACCAACAAAAGAAATGAGAAACGCAAGTAAAAAAACAAATTCCAAAAGGTTTGTTAAGACAGAAATTTTAGGAAGTAAGCCAGAAAAATATTATTTTGATGAATTATTTAGAGTATCAAAAAATCAAATAATATGGGGTATTAATAATTTTTGTGTATCAAATTATATGGGGTTTGTAGTCTGGGTAAAAACAAATATACCAGAAAAATTCACAATGAGTATGGCTGAGATCGCTTATTTATCAAAGGGGCTTGCCACAATATCAAAATGTTATTATGAAACTTCAAACAGGGGGGGTGTATCAATACACCCTACTCAAAAACCAGTTAAACTATATAAATGGTTATTAACCAATTATGGAAATGAAAACGATAAAATATTAGATACTCATGGTGGATCTATGTCTATTGCCCTTGCATGTAATGACTTACATTTTGATCTTGATTTGTGTGAATTAGACAAGGATTATTTTGAAGCTGGAAAAGAAAGGTTAAAAACCCACCAAGAACAAATTAGAATGTTTTAATGATAAAACTTAGAGAATATCAAACACCAGTTATTGAAAAATTAAGGCCTATTTTAAAAATTAGAAAAAAAATTGTAGTTGTAGCACCTACAAGAAGTGGCAAATGCTTAGGAAAGAACACTCCTGTCCTTATGTATGATGGAACAATTAAAATGTCTCAAAATATAAAAAGTGGAGATGTTTTAATGGGTCCTGATTCAAAAAAAAGAATAGTCACGTCTATTATAAAAGGAAAAGAACAATTATATAAAATAATACCAACAAAAGGAAACTCTTTTGTCTGTAATGAAAGCCATATATTAAGTTTAGTAATATCAAATAATAAATATAGGTGTTTAGCTGGTGATGGTAATTTTTATAAAGGAAACGAAATTGCAAATATAACAATAAAAGATTATTTAAAATCAAATAAAACATTTAAATGGATTTCAAAACTATATAGATCAAAACTAATAGAATTTAAAAAAAAAGATCTTAATAAAAGCATAGATCCTTATTTTTTGGGTATTTGGCTTGGTGATGGAACTAGTAGATTACCTGAAATATCAAATCCAGAAAAAGAAATTCATGATTATTGTTATTCTTATGCAAAAAAAAGAAAATTAAGTATACGAATAAGTTACGGATCTATTGGATGCCCATCATTAAATTTCACATCTGGAAGAAAAAATAGTAATGGAAGAAAAGGTGGTTCAAACAATATACTTAATGGATTAAAGGAATTAAATTTATTATTAAATAAACATATACCATTTAATTATAAAACTTCCTCTAAAGAAGATAGACTTCAATTATTAGCTGGATTATTAGATACAGACGGATATTACCATAAAAAAACATACGAAATAGTAACAAAATATAAACAATTAAACGATGATATTTTATTTTTATGTAGATCTTTAGGGTATGCAGCATATTCAAAAATAAAAAAAGTAAAACTACCAGGTAAAAATATAATAAGAGATTATTACAGAATATCTATTTCTGGAAACTTATTTGAAATCCCTTGTAAAATTAAAAGAAAAAAACCAGAGAAAAGAATAAGAAAAAATGATGTTTTAAGAACTGCATTTAAGGTTGAAAAGATTGAAAAAGGTGATTATTATGGGTTTGAAATAGAAGGAAATGATAGATTATTTTTATTAGGTGATTTTACAGTTACACATAATACAGTAATTTTTTCATATATTGCACAAAAAATGCAATTAGCTGGTAAACGTGTTTTAATAATAACCCATAGAAAAGAAATTTTAGAACAAATTGCTAAAGAATTATCAAAATTTGATATTTCACCAGGAATAATAGCAACTAAATCACCACTAACTTACAATTTAATTCAGGTTGGAATGGTTCAAACAATTTGTAATTTATTAAAAAAACAAGAAAGAATTAAAAAAAACATAAAATCCTTTGAATTAATTGAAAATTTTGATTTGGTTATTTGGGATGAATGCCACCATCAAAAAAGTAAAACTTGGAATTATGTTTTTAATTTTTTCACAAAAGCAATTCATTTAGGATTTTCAGCAACTCCAATTAGATTAGATGGAAAAGGACTAAATGAAAATTATAATTGTTTAATTCAGGGCAAAAACACAAAATGGATGATTGAAAATTTTTGGTTATCTAAGCCAAAACATTTATGTCCAACATCTCCATTAGATAGTAAGAAAATTAAAAAAATAGCTGGTGATTTTGACACTAAATCCCAAAGTGAAGAAATGATTAAATCTTATGTTGTGGGTGATGTTTTAAAGTATTATAGAGAATTTTTTAATGGTGCACCAATAGTAGTTTTTTGTTGTAATATTAAACATGCTGAAGTTATGTATGAATCATATAAAAACGATGGTTGGAATCCTGCGTTAATTCATGGCCAATTAAAAAAAACAACTAGAGAAGAAATTATGAATGGTTTTAAAAATAGCAAATTCAATCAATTAATTTCAGTTGATCTAATAGGTGAAGGAATAGATGTACCAAATTGTTACGGTGTTCAAATGCTTAGAAAAACAGCATCCCTTTCACTATATCTTCAACAGGCAGCAAGGGGATTAACCCCAGTTTATGCTAAAGGTTATAATTTAGAAGATAAAAATGAACGTTCTGAAGCTTTATTTAAGGAAAAACCCTATTCTATAATATTAGATCATGTTGGAAACTATTGGAACCATGGCCCAATTGAAAAGGAAAGAAAATGGACTTTAAGGGGAAAAGATAAAAAAGAAAAATTAATTGAAAAAAAAACATGCCCTAAATGTTTTTTTAGTTGGGAAAAAAATGTTTCTAGTTGTCCTAATTGTGGCCATGATTTCATTAAACAACAAATGCAGCAAAAAGAACATGAAATGGTTCAATTGAAAGAAGAACTGGTTGAAGTTTCTGATTTAAACCCTGAAAAAGTTGGTGAAATGGTAGATGTTATTAATAAAATAAAAGATACTAATAATAGAAATAAAGCAATGTTTTCAGAAATGCACAAGGCTATAAGCAGAAAAGAAACCGATCTTCAAAAGAAATTAAAAGCACTATGTCACGGATTAGGATATAATGAATTTTATCCAAAAAGAGTATGGGAATATTTAAGAAAAACCCATGGCCCCCAAATTGATAAATTATCTTGACTTCTTGATATAAAGATTATATAATTTCTTAGGATATTTAAATGTTGTCTGAAAAAGCTATGAATATGTTAGATGAATTTAACACATTAACCAATGCTATTGATGCTGAAGAAGAAACGCCTGGAAAGTTTAATGTATTTTTTAAAAAATATGCACGTGAAGATTTTAGAAATGAGCATGAAAAAGAAATTGATTTTTTCATTATTGGTTTTGCTACTATAACAATTGAGAAAATGAAACCACTTTGTGAACTTCTTTCTAAATCTCATTTTAAGTATGTTCAAGAACCATTTTATAAAAAATATAAAGAAAGAATTAAAGGAAAAGAAAATTATTGTATTCCACCACATATTATAGTAAATAAAGTTAAAGAGGTTAGAAAAAATGGATAGTGAAGTTAGAGCTGAATTAAGCAGATTAAAAAAAAAATTTGGGAAAGATCCATTTGAAAAAGAATTAATTAAAGTTGAATTTGTTGAATTTATAATTAAAGAACATGCTAAAAGATTAAAATTTATTTTAGAAATAGGAAAAGAGGGTATTGATGAATAATTTTACACATATTAACCATGATAAATTTGAATCCAGCCGAGGAACTGGTATTGGTGCAAGTGAAATTTCTATACTTTGTGGTCATTCAACATTTAAAACACCATATGAATTATGGTTAGAAAAAACAGGGCAGAAAAAATTTGAACCTGATGAAGAATTAAAGAGTTTATTTTTATCTGGACACCATCAGGAACCGATTACAGCATATAGGTATTTTGAAGAACAAGATAAAAAACTTGCTGAATCTGTTTACATGGGAATGATAACAAAAACCCCCAGAATAAAAGAAAATCCTATTCAAATATATACTAGATTTCACCATAAAAAACATGATTTTATGTATTGCCACCCTGATATTATAGATCATGATTTAAATGTTGAATTAAAATATGCTCTTTATAGTAAAGATTTTGATATTAACGATTTAACTGAATCAGGAATTCCATTTAAATATTATCTTCAAATTCAATACCAAATGTTATGCACAGGATTAAAAAAATCATATTTATTTCTAAATAAAATGGGTGGAAACTTTTATAAATTTGGTCCAATTATACCAAATGAAGAAGTTTTTGAACAAATAGAAAAACTGGTATATGATTTTTGGCAATTAGTTGAAAAGAAAGAACCACCTATGCCAGAATCTAGAAATGATGTAAAATCTATGTTTCCTGAAAAGAAATTTTTAGCTAAAACTATTCCTGAAGATTTAGAATTAATAACTATAATGCAAAAAGATAGATATAATATTATAAAAGAAAAAATTAGTAAAATGAAAAAAGAACAAGATAAAATTAAAACTAATATTTCTGCTTTAATGACTGATAACAATGTTTTACAAACTGTTGAGGGTGATATTATTGCAAAAATATCAAGTTCTAAATCTGAAAAAATAAAAGCTTTAAGTAAAATTAAAAAAGATAACCCAGAAATTTATAATTATTTATTAGAAAAAGGAATGATAGAACAAAAAGAAAATGAAAGGATGTATTTATGAAAAGGACTATTAAATGTAATATAAGATTAACAAATGAAGAAAATGAACAAATTGAAGAAATTAGATGGTCAAATAGAAAAAAATCAAAGGCACAAGTTTTAGAAGAAATTATTGAAAAAAGCCTAAAAAAAAGGAAAAAGAAATGATAAAAAGTTTTATACCTCGATTAGCCGAAATTGGTAAAATTAAAATTGGTGGTAAAGGGGATAAACGCAAAAGTTCAAAAGGTAACGAATTTAGAATGCCTATTAAGTATGATCATTTTGTTATAACTAAAACTGAAAAAGATTTAAATGATAATTTAATTATTGATGGTGAAGTTATGAAAAAATTAGGTGAAAAACCTAAAGAAATAAAAATAAAACTATTATATGATAGTATTGAATTAAATTTTTTAAATTCGTTTGAAATGTATAAGGGGAAAAAATGTATATGCCGAGGAAATGGTGAAAAAGCTTTAAGAAAATTTAAAGATGGAACTGAAAAAGAAATTGAATGTAATATTGAAAAATGTGAATTTCCTAAATCAAATGAATGTAAACCATCAGGAATTCTTTCTTGTATTTTAGCAGATTCAAATCAAATAGGTGGTGTTTATAAATTAAGAACCCATAGCTGGAATTCAGTTCAAAATATACTTGGCTCATTAACATTTATAAAACTTCAAACAGGTGGAAAATTAGCTGGAATTCCATTAACTTTAAAACTATTAAAAAAAGCAACTTCAGAACATGGAAATGTAAATACTGTTAATATTGTTTTTAATGGAAACCAAGAAGCATTAATTAAAGCAGTTAAAGAAGAAGAAAACAGAAGAAAAGGAATTGGTTTTAAAATTGAAGATATGGAAAAAGCCGCTGTTAAATCAGGAATAATTAATGATAATGATGATCCTGAAGAAGTTGAAGATGAATTTTATAGAAAAAACGATGCTAAAACTCCAAAAATTATTGATGCTAATAAATTTGAAGTTTCAGCAAATGTTAAAAAAACTAAAGAAATTAAAGATAATGGTGATAATATTTCTGATATATTATGATTTAGCTTTACCACCATCAGTTTCTTTTGGTTTAGTATAAATTGTCATATCTTCTTTTAGCATTTGACCATTTTTTAAAGTTTTTAATTTATTTTCAATTGCTGTTTTTTCATCATCATCAATTTTAAATTCATATTTTGAATCTTCAAAATAAACAGCCTTTGACCTAACTAAACCTTTTCTTTTCTTTTCTAAATTAACACTATCTTCTTTCATTGTTCCCATTAAAGCGATAGATTCAGCATGTTTAGTTTGAATTTTTTCAACTAAATTTTTTCTTTCACTTATTTCAGAACTATTTAATTTTGCTTCAGCTTCAGAAGGTGCTAGTCTAATCATAGTAGCCATTTCTTCAATAGACATTTTCATTCTTTTAGCAGCTTTAAAAAAAATAACATTATCATCATATAAAGATCTATTTATTGATGTATGAATAGATTTCAATGTTTTCTTTTTATTTACTAAATTTTTATATTCATCAGATTTATCCAAATCATCTGCAATATTTTTTTGTGTTGCAATTGGATCAATTTGTGCAATACCAATTCCAATAATAAATCCATCTTTTATAACTTTTGTGTACATAAATTTTTCCTTAATTAGTATGTTATAGCATAAGTTGTAGCCACATTATACATTCTTGTTTCTGAACTAATTCTTGGTGTTCCATTTAGGTTAATATCTTCAATCGGATCTGTATTAGATCTCATAACATCAGCCGCACCCCCAGTGTTTGATATTTGATAAGGTAATGATGTCGCCCCAGTTCCTGCAATTGTTCCAGTGGGTGTTAATCCTCCAGACCCTGAACTAGCATCTTTAACTAACTGGTGATCGTGTCCTTGTGATGCATCAATTTGCAAAGAACCTAATGTTCTAGAAGAACCATCTGGATCAATTGAACCAGCAACATCTAAACCCCTAGGAACAACACCACGATAATCAGGCAATATTAAATAAATTCCTGTTGTGTTTCTGATAGTTCCAGCAGCATCATCAGCACGATAATAAGCATCAGCAGTAGCATTATTTCCATCACCAACATAAACTTCAGCAGTTAGTTCAGGATATGAAGAAACTAAAATACCTTGACCAGTTAATAAAAGAACTCGATCACCTAAAACAGAAGGTAAATCATTTTTTTCATATTGAACCACATAACCAGCCCCTAAAGCATAACCTTTTCTCATTGATTCTAATATTTGTGAAGCACCAACCGATTCAGTAACACCATCGGGGATTAATCCAGCTAAATCCATTAAAGCCTGTTTTGGCCCCCAAATATCATCAATAAAAGCAGCTATAAAAGGCGTTCCATCCGTTGCAGTCGCACCACTTGCATTTTTTCCGGTGTAATTTCCTAACACACCATTTACATTTCCAATATCAACACCATAATCTATCATGTTATTTTCTCCATTTTTAATTAAATACTATAACCAATCCGGCCCATGTGAACAAAGGCTTAATTGATAAAATAATTTGTTTAAATTCATCCCTTCTTTCAGAAGGAACTTGTGCTTGTTCAATACTTGTTAAAGCCCCAGTTCCATCCCTTTCAGCATCACCACCAATAAAAAAAACAAAAGGCCATAATAATGGATCAGTTGGAATTTCATATTCTATAATATTTTTTTGTAAAGATGTAAAATAACCGGATATTGCTTGGGAATTTCCTGCAAATGTTGAAGCCCCCCCAGCTTGGGCAGCGTATGCAGTTGAATAAGTAAATTCTTCACCATTAACTAATAATTCACCCCCAACACGCCCAGCATAGGCATTTTCATTTCCAGCAACAGCAGCCAATTGACCAGCAACCATTTGAAAGTTTTGGTCTAAAAAAATTGATGGATCAACCGGTGGATCATTTCTATGCACTTGAACATTAAAGCCAGAATTTTCTAAAGTGGTTTGAAGATAATCAGAAGCACCAGTTGATTTTCCTTTATTCTTTTTTTCCTGAAGTTGCATCCTTCTAGTTTCTTCATCAAGTAAAGGATTAGTTAAAATACCAAATTCAGTTTCTAAATCATCTAATATAGATGTTATTTCTGGATCTCTAATATATCTAGTTTCAAGAAGTTTTTCATTCATTAAATCTAGAATATCACCTATGCCATCATAAGCTTTATCCATATCACCATTCAGTTTAGGATTCCATGCTGAACCCTTTGGTAAAGCAGATAATAAAAGTTGTTTTCCTATTTTAGGGGACAAATGCAACACCTCCACTTTTTGCAGTTTCACCAGAACCTAATTCATATGTTGGTATAAAATTAACAGCAGTTAAACCAAAACCTAAACCAGCAAATGAACCACTAACAGTATCAACTATATCTTGAATCAATCTGGAAAGAATAGGATCAGAAGCAACATTATTTTTATCACCAATAAAATCAACACCATTAACATAAGGTGTTAAACCACGATAAAAAGAATCTAAAGCTGAAGTTATTTGGTTTTGAATATCTGTTAATTGTGAAGATGGAACATCTAAACCCCTTATTTCAGTAAACAAATCAGTTCTTCTAATTGAAACAACATATAAAGAAGAATTTTCTATTCCTAATGGTTGATTTTCAATATTAGTATCGGGATCATTTATAATTGCATCCCTAACATTATCTAAAATATTAGTTGGTGCAATTCCATCGGGATCAATTGAAGTATCAACTTCAACGTAAATAGTTCTATCTGGAGGAGCAGAAACACCAGGATCACCAAAAGGTAATCCACTATAAGGATATGATTGAACAACACCACTAACCACATTTGACCATTTTCTATAATCAACAGCATTACCACCACCACAGATAGTTCTTTGATCAGCAAGAATTTCTTCACGATATGATTCATCTGTTTGTTCATCTTCAGCAGTTTGTTCAATTGAAACGATTGTACCGGTGTCACTAAGTCCAGGCAATAAAGAAGATATGCTTAAAGTTTCACTAACAACCATGTTTCCAACACTTCCAAGTTCATCAGAAGTTAAAGCAATTGAAGCAATACCACCGGCAACAGTTACAGAAGAAGAAGCAAAATATAAAATTCCTGTATTGGGATTAACCCAAGTGTAAGTTGGTGGTACAATAACACCATTCGTTCCAGGTACTTCAATTGTGAATTGAAAAGAAGTTGCTGGATCCCTTATAATAGATCTATCTTCACCAAGATCATCTAAACCATCAGTTGCAGTTAAAGCAAGGTTTTGTTTAGCATCATTTGTTTGTTTTTTTACTTGTTCAGTTTCAATCATAGCTAACCCAACAGCTAGAGCACGAAAAAAAGACTTATCTGTTGCAGGGATAGTTTGATTAAATTTTGATTCAAAAATAGAAATATTTCTATCAACTAATTCTTGTGTACTAATAACTTCAATTGACATTTTTATTTATTCCCTATAATTTGATTAGCCCAATTAATTCCATTTTTAGTAAAAAGAAAAATAGATGGATTATTATTTGGGGGCCTAACAATATATTCAACTTTTATAAAATTATTATTTGGGTTTGAAACCGTACATTCATTTTCACCATAAATTCCAGAATTAAAAGAATTTAATGCACTTTGTCTAATATCATTTATTGTTCCACTCAAAATAACACCTTTAGAAATTTTTTCAAAATCAGAACCCATTTTTTTAGTTTCTTTTAAATAATAATTTCCACTCCAATTTTCACTTGTAAAAAGTGAATAATTTAATTCGTTTTCAATCCCTTGTTCCATTTCAGGCTGACCACCACCAACATTCCAATCAGCACCATCTTCATCAATAAAAATTTTAGGATCACCATCATAAGGAAATTTAGACATTATGGAACCCTCACAGTATCAACTTTGGCATTTGTCATATCAGCAGTGGGGGGAGTTTGTGATGAAGCTGGTGTTCCAGTTGAAGCACCACCAGCTAAAACACCTGTATGTTTATGAGTATTAAATACTGTTGTCATTGTTTGAACCGTATCTTTTAAACTATCAAATGCATCTTTCATATCTTGAAAAGCAGTAACATTATCAGCATCACCATTTAAATCGATATTTCCATCACTAAATAAATTTATAAATGCCTTAATTGATCCATTTTCTTGACTATATATTTTTTTAGAACCTTCACCCATTTCAGGGGTGATTCCATCATCAAAAGCAATAGCAATTTTAAAAGCTTCAGAAATTTCTAAAATAATTGCAGTAGAATCAACAACTATTCCATTATCATTTCCAACATGAAGAACCTGTTGAATAGTTTGAACATCATCGGGTTCAGTAACTTCAATTTCTAAAATTCTAACATCTTTTTTACCATCAAGATTAGTTTCAATTTTTGAACTTTTAACCTTTCCTGTATAAACTTTCATACTATATTATACTATATTAATCAAGTAATTATTTAAAAATATCGGGTATTGGTTCACCTGAAAAAACTTGAGGTGGAACAAGTGAAAGTTCAGTAGTTCTTCCATTATTATTTTTAGAAAACTTCACTCTTTTAATTAAAAAATCAAATCCATTAGCAATAGAAATAACTTCACTTTTGACAGTAACAATCGTGTTTTCTGTCCACCTTTCACCATTGGGTGAATAATAAGAATTTGATATAAAAGGAATTGTTAATGCTTCAGCAACACTTTTAGATCTATTCCAATCAGCAGCAGTTTTAAGTTCACCTTCACTAATATCTTTCATATTTATAGTTTGCATTCTAGAAACAGGAACACCATCATCTTTAGCTATTTTATATTTAGCATTTCCACCAGGTGTTTGACCTATAACTTTAGTTGAATTAAATCTTTTAGTTCCATCAAAAGAAGCTTCATATTTTAAAAAACCCTGTTGACCTTCTTCAATAGTTCCAACACTTTCACCATCAACATTAGCTTTTAAAAAAACTAAATTTCCACTTTCATCAGAAGAAATTAATCCACCTTTTTGTTTAACATATTTCATTNAATGTGAAATTATTTTATCTGTTTCACTTGCTGTTATTTTAGTGAATTTAAAATTATCACCATCAATTTCCCATACAACATTAATTCCAAGTGGTTTAATTAAATCAATAGATCTTCTTCTTAAATCAACATTATTAACTTCATATGGTGGTTTAATAGTTGAATCAACAGCATCTTTAGTAAAAGAAAAACCAGATAAAACTTTTTCACGACCACCAACAGTTCCAGAAGGTTTAACATTATACAATCGGCCATCAACTAAAATATTATTTCCTATGTAAACACTTGCATCTTGATAACCATAAGGAACGGTTGCTTCATCAAGTTCAGAATCTTCACCTGGATTCCATGCAATATTTGCAGTCCATCCATCACTTGCAGTATCCATAGTTCTAATTATTTCTAAAGATCTATAAGGAACTTCAATATCATTTATAACAATTGTTAATTCATTTGGACCTTTACCAGTTAATTTTTTTCCTTCAGTTATTCTATCTGATAACCTAGGAATTATAATTATTTCACCAGGAAAAATTAAATCTGGATCATTTAAAGATTTTAATGTTGTTTGGTTAGCCTGATAAATTATGGGCCATTTTGACCCATCACCATAAGCTATTTTTGCGATACTAGAAAGAAAATCATCTTTTATAATTTTATATCGTTTTCCCTCGGTTGGAATTCCAGCAATATCAGAAGAAGCCATTAATTAAGCAACCTCTTTATAAACTACAACTTCAGTTCCGGGTTTTAATAATAGAAAATCAAATTCGCCAATTTCATTAGTTTCATAGAAAAAATCAAGTTGTGAATCATCATTATATTCTTGAATAACAATATCTAATGGCAAACGATATTCTTTAATAGTAAATCTTTTTTCAATTGCTAAATTAGCAGTTGCATTTAACATGGCCCTGATAGACTTTGCACTTGTTAGCCAATAATCACTAAATGTATCATTCAATGAAATATATTGATCTTCAATAGGTGAATCATCAAATTTAGCTTGTTCAATCTCTAAATTAGAAACAATATTATCAAAATAAGCA